CTATGTTTTCCCATTTTATAGATTCCGTTGATGGTCCGCCAGATAAAAACAAAATGCTCTTGTCTTTATATTTCTTAGTAAAATCTAACTCACCATACACACACTCATCGTCATATACTATTTTTTGTTCTTCAAAGACGTTGAATTTATTAATGATATTGTTAACAAATGGTTCTCCCCATTTACTTTTGAGAAATTCATCTTTACTTGTGCAAAAACTATTTTCTTTTCCGGCTCTTGTTTCTCTAAATTGTTCACTGCTAAAAAATATCTTAGCTTCATGATCAAACCATATATTTGTAATTCTACTGTGTGGGAAATGTCCTATGTACTGCTTTATAACCTCAAACGCTCGAGGTGACGCACTTGTTATAGCATTGTCCCCATCGTGAATATATACCAACTCGCAGTTTAACCATCTTGTCCCTAATTGCAGCATCAAATTACCTTAAAAAATTTTGTTTAGATATATCAGAAGAAAGGTTTCCTTCACACTCCTCCCCTAAATTAATATACTTTATTTTATTAGATTTGTCGAGCCCTAAGACATAATCCCATAATAAGACATATTGCCTTCTAAAAAGATCATACATGTGAGGAGCGTATAAGGTTGTATCATGTTGTTTTTTCTCACCTTCAAACGAATGCTTATTACCAACAGGCAAGCCATCGAGACCTGCAATAGAAATTTCACTAGCCTCCAACAAAGTAGCCAAACACAATAATCTGGCTGCAGCGCCTAGTTTTGAAAAGAACCTCGTGTGAAAATAAAAAGTTCTATCAAAATATTTATTCTTAAAATTTATCAACTGAACAGGCTTCTTAGCTGGTGTTACGCCACAATCAATTCCACACAGAGTGTCTGTTTTAGACAAATAATCATTTAGCCTTTCGTCTTCTAGAGAAGTGTTGCCTCCTAAACTGACCAATCCTAAATTAACATTTGATAACTTATCGTTCAAAAAGAAGTTTGTACAAGACCAAACATAATCATACTTGTTTTCATTCCAATTAGTCTCTTTTGCGGAAGGGCCGGCGCCTACAATTAATATTTTTTTTCCTTTAAATTTATGTAGTTTTCTTGTTCTTTGGATAATAAATTCTTCCGTTATTTCTAAGTCTAAGCCTAAACAACCGAAATTTTTATTTATATATTCCAATCCCCAAAATTTGTTTTCTTTAAATTCTCCCTTTTGGGAAAATACGGTAAAATCATTGGGATTTTTATAAAAATCTTGTTCTAACCCAAAACAAATATTAGATTTTGTATCATACCAAACATTTAACTTCGGTTCCCCGTGAACTATGCTAGTATATCGATTCCACGCAGCAAACATTGAAGGAATAAAATGTTCTGTGAACTCTCCATCTTCGTAAATTTCTAAACAATCGTTCCAAACTCTCGACATTATAAAATGCCATTAAATTTAGATAGACTATGCAAGGATTTATATGTTTCTGCTCCATTATGAAGATGACCACTCCAGATCTCCGTAACCCAAGAACAGTTATGATCTTTTATTTCTTTCAAAACATTGTCAAAATCAATATTGCCATCCCCAATCTGGACGCCTTCGCCGTCGATTCCTGAAGCATCCGATATATGCATGTGACTTATAAGATGTTTAACATCTCTCGTATATTCAGCAAGGCTTATTCCGGAGTGGTTGCAGTATAAGCCAGCATGGCATAAGTCAAAAGTCATTCCTAAATCAAAATGCTCGCAGAACCTTTTCATATCTCTTGAGGGCATAAATCCATACTGAAACCATTGTCCTCCAAGGTACCATGGCCTTGGTGGAAGATTTTCAGGAAGGATATCTACATCGGAGTTATTATATGAGAGCTTTTTAAAATTGTCGACAGCTCTCTCGATCATAAGCTCGTTTGGTCTTTCTTCAACTACGTGATCCAACGACATACCTCCCAAATGCATTACTAACTTCGGCTTGCTCTTGGGGAAATTCTTCGCGATCTTCAATGTCTTCTCTATTGTTTTTTGTAGAATATCAATAGAATATTGAACCACCATTGGATTATCAGAACAAATATCAACCAACTTTCTATCCACAATTTCTGGTGCGTGAACAATCAATTGGGAATGCTTTGATCCTCCTTGGAAATCAACATTTAAATCAGTATCAGAACAGTGGAACTCTATGACTGGAGAATTTAATACTGAATATTCATCAAAATCGTGGAATCTACATTTTACCCCCCAATCTTTTTTAAATTTCGGCACACTCCAATTTTTAATCAAAAGCTCCTCTTCAAAGTCGTCTTTTGCAATATAATGACCTTTAGTTACTTTCCTCTTTAAAGCTTTGCCAAAATAGTCTTTTGTCTCATGAGGAAATATGCCTTTGCCAGGACATCTTAATTCGATATCTTCCGGCCTTAATATGTGGCCTTCCTCCAGATCGGAAGTTGCTACTGCTGACTTAGCAAATGCTTCCTTCGCGAGGGTTTCTGCCTGATTAACATCCTTGCGCTCTCCCATCGCTAATTCTAAGGATCTCAGATCCTCAACCATTTTCGAAAACTCTTCTGGGTACATCGATGCTTTGTGATCAGGGCCTTCCGAATGCCTATCAAAGGTAATGTGCTTTTCGACGATTCTAGCCCCCATTGCGACGGCTGCGATGGGTATAAATACACCTCTTTCATGACCGGAATAGCCATAAAATGGATGTATCTCTTTAAGTGTCTTATAGAAGCTTAAATTTAGAGATTCATATGGGCTTGGGTAAGTTGAGTTAGCTAATAATAAAACAAATTTTATTTTTTTATCATTATAATAATCAACACATTCTCTGATGGTTTCTTCATCCCACATCCCCGTAGAAATAATCAAAGGATGACCATAAGTAGCGCATCTTTCAATCAGTGGAAAATTCACCATGTCCGCAGATGCAATTTTAAAAGCGGAAATTCCAAGTTCCGCAACGAAGTCGGCAGAGTCCTCATCGAACGGGGTCACAATCAAATCTAAGCCTAGATCATCGCATTTTTTCTTGATGGCTTTATAATCATCCTCTGATAATTCTAGTTCTTTAAGAAGAGGAATTAAGTAATCAAAAGTCCATTCGGCACTGTTCGGATCATCCAATATTTTTTTGGAGTAAATCTTTTCTAAATTTCTCTTTTGAAACTTAACAGCGTCAACCTTTGCTTTTGCAGATGCCTCTACTAGCTTCAAAGCTTCGCCTAAAGAACCATTATGGTTAATCCCTACCTCTGAAATAATATAGACTGACTTGTTGTCTTTTTTGAAGATATTGTTAATCTTGCCCATTTTAAATCTCTTTTTTAACTAATTCTATATCATTTTTAACCATCTTTTCAACTAATTCACTAAAAGTTGTTGTTGGTTTCCATCCAAGAAGTTTTTCAGCTTTAGAAGAGTCTCCTCTAAGAACATCAACTTCTGCTGGTCTCATATATCTTGGATCAATAGTGATGTAATTTTCCCAGTCACTCACTCCTACTACATTAAATGCCTCGGATAAGAAATCTCTGATAGAGTGGCTTTCTCCGGTGGCGACAACGTAATCGCTCGGTGCTTCATATTGTAACATCATCCACATTGCCTCCACAAAATCGGGAGCGTAACCCCAATCTCTCCTAGAATCTAGATTTCCTAGTGCGATGTGATTCTGTAGCCCGAGGTGAATTCTAGCGACACCATCCGAAATTTTTCTTGTTACAAACTCGTGGCCTCGCCTCTCACTCTCATGATTAAACAAAATGCCAGAGCAATTAAACATATTGTATGACTCTCTATAATTTTTACTAATCCAATGACCATACAGCTTTGCTACACCATAAGGACTTCGAGGATAAAAAGGAGTCATTTCGTCTGACCGATGTTTCAAAGTCGTTCTGTTACCAGCATATTGAACATTAGTCGTATTTCCAAACATTTCGGAAGAGCTTGCTTGATAAAATTTTACATTTTTTCCAGATTCCCTAATAGCTTCAAGAATCCTTAAAACTCCCAAGCCTGTTACATTGGTTGTCTGTTCTGGAACTGACCAACTCAAGCCTACAAAAGATTGTGCTCCTAAATTATAAATCTCATCGGGCTGAACTGATTTAACAAGCCTGAGCAATGAATTCTGATCTGTTAGATCTCCATCAACAAACTCAAAATCAGTAGCACTATCTAGATGATCTGTATTTCCTCTATTTTTGGAAGAAGACCGGCGCTCCATTCCGTATACCTTATAATCTTTTTCCAATAAAAAATCAGCTAAATGGCTTCCATCCATACCGCTAATGCCTGTAATTAAAGCTTTTCTTTTCATAGTTTATCCTTTTTTTTAATATCCTGCTTTTTCAAAGATTAAGTTGTCTTTCTCTCTTATTATATCATACTTTTGTAGTAAATATTTATGTGATTTTTCAAAAAAATCTAAATATTCTTCTCTGCCAGAACTAGTTGGAGGGCCAACGACACCTCTATTAACATGAAGAAACTCTTCTTTTTCCAAATCTGAACAAATCTCTGGAACATGATTTAACATCTCTTCTCTTATCTCTTCAATCTTTAAGAAAGTAATGGGATTAACTCGAAGCTTGTCGTATAAAGCCTTTTTTTGTTTATCGTTAATTCTCTTGTGCGGACTAACTGTCGTGCTCATTATCTGATTGCAGACCATTTTTGTATACAGTCCAACATTGGCATTTTCAACATATTCACGAATGAAATCCTTAAAGGTTAAAACTGAACATATCTTAGTAAAAGATGAGTCATTATCTTTTGTTGGCATATGTTTTGCATGATTATAGAATGAAATATACCAATCTATAGGATTTCGTATTGTCGCAAACATTCTATAATTTTTTACTTCTTTAACAGGATCTCGTATAATATTTTCAAAGGAAGCCAACATTTCATTTTTTTCCTTTTCCCATTGCCCCTCGTCGCTACTTGTAACGTGCTCCGGAAGTTTAGACATGTTTTTATAAACTTGCAAACTTTTTGGTTTAAAAATAAGCTTTATATTTTGACGCTCAGAAATTAATTCGTTATATGACGTGTGACTAGTTGCAAATTCTAACATATCACGTTCCAAAAAATATCGATAAATTGATTTACCACCAGTTTTTGGTATATGAAAAAAGATGTAGTTTCCTTTAACAATATACATTCTACAGTTTGACTCTTTCGATGTCTTCGTTTATCATAGTACTTTTAGACGCTGTTTGTAAAGTAATATTTTTATTTTTTAGCCACTTATGAAGAGGCCCGGTAGCATCTCTATTTGCCTTCACTTCCCAAGTTAGAACATCCCCTTTTATAAAAAACTTCTTATCATCTTCATAAAAATGCTTATGTTCATTTTCCTTCTTCATTATTTTATCCGTTAAATCAAAACCAAGTGTAATAATATTTGACACGCCAACATGTTCAGCCATATATATTACAGTCTCGTAAAATATACCAGGCCCGCAGGGTCTTTGTACACTGTTAGATAAAGTATAATCTTCAAACTTTAATGTCTTGGTCAAAAATTGATCATTTATTTCTGTTCTAACCGGGACTTGAAAAAACAAATCACTCTTTTGATATGGGCTCCATCGGCTGTTAAGTGGATAGTTGTCACTTGCCACAATAATAGGTTCATCCTTTAAATCATATTTAAAATGTTCTTGCTGAAAAACTCCCTGTGGGGCTGGTAAGTTCGCAGCATTAAAAAAGTGAAAATCAGAAACATCAGGAAAAATGTCATAGGCTCCTTTAATTGCAAAAACAAGCTTATCTTTCAGGACTTCTTTCAAATATTCTCTATCATACTCTAATAGAGAAGGTCCAGTTGCTAGTATAACGCATGTCTCACCTTTAAATGAATCTTTCAGGCAATCAACTTTATCCTGCAAAGTTTGTAGTTTTGATAATTTTGTTTTTAGTTCCTTGCGTTTTTCTGTTATGTTATTTTCTTTCTTTTTATTACCCAATTTAGCCAAAAGATCATAATATGTTTTCCCTATATTATATGGGGTATAATCTTTTTCTATTATATGCTGATGTCCTACGTTACCCTTCTTTTTAAGTTTTTTTGGAGACTCCTTCCACAAATTGTAAGCTTCTCGCAAATTTTCTCTTGTGCTGGCAATATGAGATTCATAATAATTACTGTCGCATTCATACGGAGGGATTCCTAACATACAGGTTTCCCAATGGCCATCAACAAAAAATCCTGCGTCTGGGTGTATGTAATCTAAATGACCTCCCTCTTTGGGAACCAAAACGGGAACTTTATTAAAAAGAGCTTCTGATATCGGTAGGCCGAAGCCTTCGCCTCTGGAAGTTAAAGCAAATAAAGAAGCTTTTTCGTACAACCATGAAATCTTTTCCGATGATAAAAAGCTTGGTAAAACAATCACATTATTTTCTTTTGGCCTCTGATTAAAGCCATACATTGTGGTATTTTTATAATATTTTATCTCATGAGAAATTGTTTGAGCGTTATGAGTCGCGCTTTCATAAGTTTTTAATACAAGAACAGCATCACTATTTAAACCAAACTCAGTAAAGAACGCCTTCAAAAGAATATCAAACCCCTTTCTATAGGTCCATTGTGAGGACGAAAGCACAACAAACTTATCATCCAAGTTAACAGGAAGATTGTTTAAAGGTTTTGAATTTTGAGATACGTTTTCAATTACGTGTGGAGCAACGGCGCACTCAATTCCAGTTTTGGAAAAAACTTCACGATTCCACTCACACGGTACCACAATCATGTCTGGTTTATAATATTCATAATTTGCAGCCCATTCTTGCGGTACAGAGTCTGTTTCCCACGCAACAAAATTTACATTAAAGTCTGATGCCTTTAAAAGCTTTTCCATTGAAGGGGAGCAATTAGGAGACGGTTTAAACCTCTGATCTCCGAATGTCATCAATGGCGGGGGCATATGCCAAATAAAAATATACTCTTCTTCAATTAATTTATCAATATCGTCATCAGACTCAAATTCGTATTTTCTTAATAAACTTAAATCTGAATCTGAAAGCTTATTAGACTCGCTAGCTATAACACTGTATAGTTTTAAAGAAAAGGCACCTGGATTCTTCTGAAGGTATGTGTCGAATGACTTTAAATAACCTCTGGCGGCAACACCGTAGCCAGTTTGATCTCTAAACTGGCCACAATATACAATTCTCATCAAAGCACCATCACTTGTTCGCTTTCTTCAGTTTCGACCTCGTGATCGAACGATAATATAATCTCATTTACAAACTTTTCATACATTTGTTCTTTTGAAAAATTTTCTCTTATGTGTTTATCTAACACTTTTGCTTGTTTTTTATATTTTCCATATTCCCTATACATATCTCTTATTTTATCTTTATATTTTTGTTGATGGGGGAAGGCCCACATAGATCCCTCCATGAGAACTCCTTTCCATACTGCCTCTTTTTGAACTGGTTTTATGTCATAACTAACATTAGCAAAATAAGGCTTTATATAGGTCTTCTTCTTTGCCTTATCATAATATGGAGCATATAAAAAATCAGTCTGACCTCCCCAACCAACTGTTACTACCGGTAGAGAATTATAAGCTGCTTCAAACATAGGTAATCCGAAACCCTCTCCATGGGCTAGATTAATCAATGCTTTTATTTGTTTATGTTGATATAATGAAGTTAATTCCCCGTCTGTCATATCTCCATGGAGAAGATATACCTTGCACTTTCTTCCTTCCTTTTTTTCGTCTTCTTCTTCTAGTATTTTTTTTATTTTATCTTCCGTAGTGGCTCGATCTATAACAGAATTATCTGCCGTATTCGTCTTTAAAACTAATCCAACTTCATCTAAATGAAATTCATTTATAAACCATTGAATAGTTTTTTTCATATTTTTCCTAACCCCCCATTGCGATACTACTAAAAAGTTAAAATCATAATCAAGCTTTAAATCAACTGATTGAGGCTCGAAGCTTCTAACTGCATAATTAACAGATTCCACTGGAATATTACATCTAAAATTATTATTAATTTCTCCTGTTCGTTTATCTTGGGCGCTATAAACAGTATTATCGAATCCTGACTTAGCATGATTGGATACAACTATTAATCTGTCCATAATATTTGTTTTCTCAATCCATATGGGATCTATTCTGGTCGTTTCAATACCTGCAGTATATCCTATATTGACTTTGGCTAGCCTTTCAAATTCATTTGGAATTGTTATTTGTAATGTACCATCAAATTCTATTCTATTGTTCGCCGCTTGAGCTGCTTTGAATATAGCTTGATCGATCCATGCCCTTTCTTCGTCGTTGTCTGCAATCCAATTTGTATGTCCCCAATTTATAGGTTCAATATAAACATCGAAGAGATCTGGACGGCTTCTTAAAGCCCTTAAAGCAAATCTCGCTTGCTCTCCGTAACCAGACCTAGTTAAAACTGGGCCTCTAACAAATATTTTTTTCATGAGATCTCCTTTACAGACCAGCTTTTATAATTTTTCCTACCTTCCCACGAGCCATGGGAAAAATGTATTTCTGAAAGTAGTTCCACCCAAGAGTTTGTAAAATCTTCAAAATTATAATTTTTCATAACATAATTTCTTCCCTTTTTTCCTAACTCTTCTCTTTCTTCTTTACTCATATTGTACATTTTTGTAAAAGCCTCTACCACGACTTCTTCAGATAGACGATCCTCATAAATATATGGAACATCTTGAGAACCAATCACTGCTTTTGATGTTGGTTCAAGGCCAATCCCAAACCATTCATCACCATCTGTTACTTGTTCTTGCAGTCCCCCAGTCATATTAACAATTATTGGCGTCCCACAGGATAAAGACTCTAACGTAGACAATCCAAAGCCTTCTGCATCAGAAATATTGATTGTGCAATCTGCCATGCTATAAATCTTAGCTAAAACTTCTTGATCATATTTGTCTTGAGAAATTAACACTTGTCCATTGTCTAAGTTCAATTGTTTTATAATTATATTCAAATCTTGCCCATGTGGATCTAAGGGATCTGTGTGCATAATCAAAGTTGCTTTATCATGGCCAACTTTATCAAGAAAAGCCTTGAACCAATAAATTAAAGATCCGCTTTGTTTCCTTCTAGCATTTCTATTGTTCCAGAAGAAAATAAATTTATCTGAATCCTTTTCTTTTAGTACACCCTTTTTAAATTTTTTATTTTCCTCTTTATTAGAAGGTTTAAATATTTCGGAGTTTACGGCGTGCTGGATATGTCTTACATCCATATCTGGGGCTACCTCTTTAACTATATTATTTGTTAATTGCGAAATTGTAACAATTACATCATTAGAATCATAATATCTTTTATTAAAATGCGGAGCTGGGTAATTATCCCAAACATGGTAATAAACTAGTGGTGCCGATGCTCTGATTTCGTTTTCTATCTTCCATAACCAGCCCCAGAAACGAGGATCTGTCATAAACCATACAATATCTGGTTTATGCTGTCTCATCATCGCTCTAATTAATTCTTGAGAACCATAGCCGTCAACTGGTAGAATAACCCAATCATTTCCGAACTCTTCTGTTTTAACTGGATCGTAATTATGGTGTTTCATAGCTCCACCTAAGCTTGTAACTTGAAATTTTCCTGTCCTGAGTAAACCTTCAACTATGTATCTTGTCTGAGTTCCTACTCCTGAAGGCGACATAGGGTGATCGCTCAGAGTGAGAATTTTGATTTTTTCCAATTTAACCTCTTATGTACAATGTTTTGTTTTATAGAATTCACATCTATTGCAAGATAGACGATTTTTTAAGTAGTTCTTGTTACTGATATTATACAACGCTTTTTGTAGAAAGTTAAGCGCATTTTCAGTTTTTTTCTCTCCGCTTGTAACTCTAAAAAATTCTACATTATCTTTTTTTGCAGTTCTTTTTAAAAGAGCAAAATGCGTTTCTATATCATCAGGATTTATATCATATTTTTTAGCAAAATAATGTTTATATAGTGTTAACTGATACGTGACCATCTTATCATTTTTCTTTCTATAATCCCAACCCCAAGAGCATGTTTTCCAGTCTATGATATGACATTTGCCGTCTTCTGTGGTTAAAACTAAATCAATAAATCCTTTAAACTTATAATCTTCAATGTCTATATCCTCAAATAACTTTTCCTCTGTAGCAAAAACTTTGTATTTTCCAAAATATTCGTCAAGAGCTGGCTTAATCTGAGGAAGCAACATCAAACCTTGTTGTTTCATGTCTAAAACTAGTTTTTTATCAAATTCGTATTCATCTTCTGATAGTTTTTGTATAACTTTCTTATATTGATCTAAAAAATGCTCTTCGGCTTTAAGATTTTCGTTCAATAGCATATTTTCGCAAGTGTCGTGAACTGCGTTGCCGAAAGCAGTATGTTCATTACCCTTAAAAAGTCTAACCTTGTCAACATAAGTTAGTTTATGATAAAAAGGGCAAACAGCCCAATTTTTTAGTTCAGAGTAAGATATGTGTGTCATTCTAAGTTATCCAAGTAGTATATTTTATTATACAACAATGGACATATCTTTGTCAAGTATTTTTTATCTTTTAAATAATATTCTTCAACGCCGCGTGCGAAATATTCATGCAACGAAGTGGCAGCGTATGGAGAAACGAACAACCCCATTGTTAAAGTAGTCATCAGTGGATACCCTACCTCTCTGTAGAGAAATATATCAAATTCTTTTGAATATTGTGGGTTTAAGAAGTTGTAACGCTGCACATTAAAGTTTTCACTTCTTAATATACTTTGAAGTCTTTTTCTTTTTCCTAAAAATTCTAATTCCACTTTGTCGTCTGCATAAATTTCTTCATAAGCCCATTCTTCGACTGCGTGTGCGATTTCATGAACAATATCATCAATCATGTCATTTTCATCATGTTGTTCATTCGTTATGTATAACGCGCCGTCTTTATAAGCTGCGTTTTTATCCATTTCAACAAATTCATCAAATTGGCCAACATATACTGCATCAATATTGTTGACTAAATAATGAGGAATAAGATTTTCTATTCTTCTTAGCACAATTCTTAAACTAATATCTTCCGGGAGAGGATCTTTCACGAAGACGCTGATTGAACCAAAAAAACTTAGATTTTGATTTTCTAACAATCTACTGCGCTTCTTGATATAGGATGATATATTATTTTTCATTTTCTTCTTTTTCTATACTCATTCCCAATTCCACATCGTTTAAACCTTGTTGATATCCTCTAATCCAATTCTCTTCCGCTACAGCAAGAAGAAATTCCGGAAATTCAGAAGCAATTGTTTCCACTATCATGGATACAGTTACCTTTTCATCTTCTGGAGAATGTTTTTGACCGACATAGTTGACTAAAATTTCCTTTAGTTCTGTAGATTTATCAACATTCTTCTGAACAGAAGATACTAAATCTGCTTTTTCAGAATCTTTCCAATGTATTTGTACCGTTTTCGGTTCATCTTTGTTTTCATTTTTCATTTTATATTCTCCCCATTCTGTTTTATCCCAAACATGTTCGTGTAAATAATAAAAGACGCTTTCTACTAACACTTCCAAAATTGCTAAATTTGCTGATATAAGAAGTTCGCCTGTAAGCAAAAAACATAAAGCAAAAGTTACTACAGCGTCTATAAGTTTCCAAGTAACTGTTTTAGCAAGGAATTTTTTATTAAATAATTTATACTTTTTAATGACCATTTTATTACAATATCTTTGCAGCTAAAGTGGCGACTTTTGAACGTTCTCCTCTTAATAATGTAATATGTCCCGCGAGATCATGATCTTTAAATTTCTCAACGACATACGTTAAACCATTTGAAGTCTCATCAACATAAACATTATCAATCTGTTCAATATCACCTGTCATTACTATTTTAGTATTTTCTCCGACTCTTGTTAAGATCGTTTTTATTTCATGTTGAGTTAATTGCTGACATTCGTCAATTATGATGAATGCATTGGAGATTGAGCGACCTCTAATATAGGTCATTGCTTCTACCTCAATTGTGCCATCTTCAAAATATAAATCTAACATTTTTCTATCTCCTAAGAGATATTCTAGATTGTCTCTGATTGGACTAAGCCATGGCGCCATCTTTTCTTCTAAAGTGCCCGGTAAATAGCCTATATCGCGCCCTAATGGTTGAATGGGCCTTGTCACTATCAAACGACGATAAGTCGATTCCTGGCCATCCTCGACGGTCTGGTGGAGGCCTGCAGCTATAGCACAGAGTGTTTTTCCGCTGCCGGCCTTTCCAACTAGCGTTACAACTGGAACGTTAGGGTCTAATAGTAGATCTAGAGCAAAATTCTGCTCTTTGTTTCTTGGTTTGACCCCCCAAACGTCACTTCTTTCAATAATTTTCTTTAGTGGGGCATTATAACTGGTAAATCTAGCAATTCCTGTCTTTTTTTCGTTTGCGCTTGAAACGAGCATCACCATTTGATTTGCGAATAATTTTATTTCCTCTTTTTCTAAATATATCTTCTCATTATCATAAAATCTGTCAATAATTTCGTCATCAACCAAATGTTTAGTAAATCCAGTGTATAATAAAGAACTATTCTCTACAACCTGCCCAACTGTGTAATCTTGCGTCTTTACATCAAGAGAATCAAACTTAATTCTCATATTTACGTCGCGGGATACGGCAACTATCTTTTTAGTAGGATAATTTTTCTTTTCCGCAAGAATTGTCCCAATAATCATATTATCAGCGTCAGTTGGGTCTAATTCACTAGGCAATAAAGAAATGTCACAATGCCTGATATATAATAAACCTTTTCCCTTGGATATTCTAACACCTTTTTTAAGATTTCCCTTTTCTCTCAGCGTATCTAAAATTCTTATCGTGTTTCTAGCATTTAATCCGACACTATCTTGACGTTTTTTATGCTTATCTATCTCCTCTACAACTTTTAAAGGAATCATAATATCATTTTTACCAAATGCAAAAATAGAATTTGCATCTGTCAAATAAACGTTAGTATCTAAAATATATGTTTTTTTTCTTACAGCCAATTATCACAACTATTTTTTAGGTGGTGTCGCAGTAATAATTTCCGGCGAGGAGATGACAACTATATATATTGCAGGCTTTCTCTCCTGATCCACTTCTCTAGCCAACTTTAACATTTCATCATAGTTTTGGTCGACTATTTGAGCGTGGGGCGTTGGTTCTTTTTTTTTAAAAGACGATGCGCTAGCGGCACAACCAATCAACAAGATACAAATAGATATATATTTTAAAATTTTAAACATGTTCTCTCCGGATTAATTTTATTTTTTACAACAGGAATCAGTTTTTATCTCCTAGTTATAAATAGGGGGGTAACTGATATAATGAAAAAAATAATTAGATACGGATTAATTTCTATCATCTTTTTTGTGATAATTTTTTTAATCTTTTCTTGTGGGATAAATTCTTCTTATTTTACCAACGATAGTATAGAATCCGGGAATAGAAACTTTAGAGAATCGTTTATTAAAGTAGAAAACAAATTTTCTGCTAAAGAATGCAAAGATGATAAATGTACGATAGAGAGAGTAATATCATCTGCATCAGCTTTTGTTGTCAGTACAGGGAAAACTGGTGCATATGCGATTACAGCTGCTCATTTTTGCGAAGATGACATGGATTTACTTTTACAGTCTGTTGTGAGAGGAATTCCAATTCAAAAAATTGAATTCTATGCTTACGACATAGATATGAAAAAATATGATGTTAATGTCATCAATTACGACAGAAAGCTGGATCTTTGTTTGATATATGTTAAAAAATTACAAAGAAAACCTGCGTTATTGGCTCACTCTGCTCCGGATCCAGGAGACAAAGCATATAACTTAGCAGCTCCGTTAGGAATGTTTGGATCAAACATGATTCCTAAATTAGATGGATATTTTGCTGGATATTTAACCAGAGATCCAAGAGACTCAAAACAAATGTTTTCTATATATTCAATTCCTGCAATTGGAGGAAGCTCAGGGTCTCCAATATTTGATAGAGATGGTTATATCATTGGAATGATACATTCAGTCAATATAAGATTTCCATTTATAACGTATTCTCCAACATATCAACAACTTAAGGCCTTTATTATCGATAACGTACCTTATTAATGATTAAAAGCCCAGTTCATTCATAACTTGATGAGATATAAATATATATATAGCGAATTCAATCATTATGCTTGTATCCATTAATTATTCACCTTAGTGTAGCCATCTTTATACCAGCCGCCGCCTTTTAAAGAAAAAGAACTCTTTGATATGAGTTTTTTACATTCTCCGCCACAAATTTGCTCTGCAGAGCCTGAAGGAGGTATATTTTTGCAAATTGGTACTATTTTGTCGTTTTTTTGCAGTATTTCGAACGAATGGTCGCATTTTTGACACTTGTACTCATAAATTGGCATAATTTATCAAATTATCTCGTCTATGAGTCCGTACTCGAGACATGTCTCAGCATCAAACCATAAGTCATGTTTTAGTATCTCTTTTAGCTTCTTTTTGGGAATTGTTGTATGCTCGTCGTAAATTTCTTTGATAATTCGCATAAAAAGGTCGCAATTCTCCATATCATCTTTCAATTCTTCGTATTTGCCCCACATTCCAGAGGAAATTTGGTGAATTAACATAAACGCACTGCTTCTCATCTGTCTATGACCAGCTACGCAGCTCATTAGGGTAGCTGCTGACGCTGCACAACCTTCCACAACAGTGGTTACTGGAACTTCGCATGATTTGATGTAATCAACTGCTGATAATCCAGCAAATACGCTCCCTCCGAAGCTATTAATGTGCAAATAGATCTGTGCTG